TCATGCGGCCAGTAGTGACCACCGTAAACGTATGGTAGTTCTTTGAGCTTTTTGGCGTAGAATGATAGTTGCTTGCCGTGATCCTCGTAGTAGTCGATCATTAGTATCAAGTGCTTATAGCGTTGGCCGAACCAGATGGCGGTGCTATCGCCTACACCTATATCCCAAAAGGTATAGACAGGTTCGTTGGTACGCCAAGGGATGCGCGTTATGCGCCCTTGTGACCGGGCTATGCGGAGCTGCTCACTGTAGTAGCTACCTTCTAAGTAGCCCTCGAATGAGCAGTAATATTCTTGCTGTAGGAATGTCTCCGCATCGCTCTCGCTCTTACCTTGCTCAACTAGTCGCCTGCGCTCTGACTCTATCTGATCTTTGGTGATGATCGGCTTACCTTCATCGTCCTTGGTATCGTCGATTGTAAACCTTGAGCAATACCAGGCCGGGTCTTTCTGCGCCATCCTGTACAGACCTTCGGCATGGTTGTGGCCACGAGGTGTGAAGTTAAACAGTGCAAACCCGTCATTTTCCAATAAGATAGGCGATAACATATCCCATGCCCTAGGGTCTTGTAGGCTAAACTCACTGAATACGCAGCCTACAGGGTTTGTGCCTATAATACTGTCAATCTTGTCCGTCCCTATGACCTGGTACGCGGAGCCATTTACCAGCTCAACGCGTAACTCTGTCTCGTTCTTCCTTGCGACAATACCGGCAGGGTGCTGACGGGCACTAAACCCGGGGAAATGGTCCATTACCCTAAACCCGGCCTTGTCTATACCGTCCCACATTATTTTTTTGCCTTGGGTATAGGTGGGGAATAGGTGGAAATAGGTGCCGATCCTACCTTGGTTTTCGGGGAACATGCGCGAAACTATGAAATTTAAGTCCGTCTTGTCCTTCCCCGACCGACGATGCCAACACTTTACTGCTCTCTTCTTCCCCTCTCCCATCGCTAACCAGAATGGGAGCTGATATCCCCTCGGCAGGTAGTTGTAGGGTATTTTGATTATTTGTGAATTGAATAAATTGGTAAGTGGTGGTGCTGGATTGCTGTAGGCCATTATTTAGCCTCTCGCCATCAATGACATGGCGCATTGTAGGCGGGTCATTATGGGCCATGTCATAATAACGCTTCGCTATCTGCTTCGCTCTTCTTTGTTTCTCGCGTTCAAGCCATTGAATAAGTGTTAAACGCTCTTGTTCTTCTTCTTTAGTGAGCCTACCGGCCTTTTCTCTGTAACCACCGAAGCTATTTCCTTTCTGGAATCCTTGCACTCCTTTTGGCATGGGATTGTAGTGAGATTTATTCTACGGGCTTATTTGCCCGATTCTATTAATAACACGCGAGAACCATTAGGCCGTTATTCTGAATATCTAACAACTCACAATGCGTTGCACCCATTGGTTTAGGTGTTATGGCGCAGCTAGCAAACAATAGAGCGGCAATAACTCTCTTCATGCCCTTCCCTCGCAGTCGGCCTCTCTGAATTGTTCCTCATTGATATCGTCCTTACCATCCTTACCTATCAGCGCGCCACGACGCAGGAAATTAGCGAAATCAAACCCGGTGCTAAATATCGCATGTATGGTCTGATCGGGGTCAACTTGAATATAGTCCGTACATTTTCCCTACTACGCGCAAGAAGGATTACCACATACAGCCATATAAACAAAGAAAAAAAGCTCAGACATATCGTGGTTTATATATTTCACAATTATCATTGCTGCGCAATAAGTGCGTAATTGCCGCACAAGTAAGCGGGATATCATACACTTTTTTCATACACTTTGGAAGACGTCAATGAGTTAACTACTTGATTTAGATCACTTGTGCTTGTTGGCCTATTAGTTGCTTAGTTAATTGGGTAGTTTGATACCAGGAGGATTTGAAAACATGGAAGCTAAATGCGACCGATGCAATCAAGAAAACCCAATAGCGAACGAATGCAACTTCTGCCCTCAATGCCGCGCTGACTTCAATAATGAATCAGCGCAGCGCAGCAAAGCAATGAAAGAAGAAAACGACAAATTTTGGAATGAATATAGAAATAGATATTAACGTTCTCAACCAAATCCAGCTCGCAAGCTGGTAAGGAGATGAAAGATGAAAAAGCCTAAATATATTTACAATTACTGGCAAACTGACAACAAGTCCTGCAATATCACCGAATATCAAATCCTTATACGCAAGCCCTCGGCCTATAACGAACAGTCAAAATACTATTTCCAGTTTGCAGACGACATGTTTACTATTCGCGCTCAATCCAACAACGGCGCCGACGATAAGTATCATACTAAAGGATTGCGCCAAGCCTACGCTATTCGCGTCGAAGGATTAAGCGCCGGCAAGCCGGAAGCCTTCGAGCTAGCAGCCAAGCTTTGCAAGGACGTTCACGATGATGGCGCTATGAAAGTCATAATAAAACGGCTCCGCAAGCTTGGCGCAGTACGCTACTCATTAGGCAAAGTTGACAGCCCTAACTCCTACAATCAGCGCGAATTCATGCCGCGTAAATATGCCGGCAAAAAATCGGTTGCTTACTGGAATGCAATCCAGGCGGGTTTGAAACTCGAATAGTCCCCCCAAACCTTGCACCCTGCGGGGTGCAATCTTGGACGGATTATCAACTCGGCAAAATAGGGGGGAAAAATGGATTATGAAGCAATGGACAAAGCAGCCCTGCATAACGCAAGGCTAGCCCTTAAGCAGTGTCCAGTATGTGACCGCGATTTGTTGCCGGTTGCATATTGCGCCAATACCTACGGTTGCTCGCACTGTAAAGAAACATGGTCAATTGATGATAGCATGAGGCCCAAAATGGAAAGTAAACTCGCTCGCCACATTCTAGCAATGGCTGATGATGCTTATCTAGTCGGCCATCCCGAATGGCTGGAAATAGTAAAGGATGCTCAAAAAGTGCGCGACGATGCCAGCGCAGCCAACGCGCACCTGATCGCCGCTGCTCCCACCATGCTCGAAGCGTTGGAAGCAATCAATGATTTCTGGAATCAACCGCCAACAGGCGCCGGCATGGATAAACAGCGCAAGGCCAAGTTTGACGAGATCAAAACCAGTCTAAAAGCAGCAATCGCGCAAGCAAGGGGAGAGAAATGAATACCGAAAAATGCCTGGTACCAGGCTGCAAGAACAAACCTTGGTCACGCGGTCTCTGCAATACCGACTACAGCGCAGTTAGACGCCTCATTAAGGCCGGTAAAACCACCATGACGGCATTGGAGCAGGCCGGCAAGGTAAAGCCTGCCATTAGACCGGCTAGGCGCGACAATTCTTGGTTTATCAAATAACAGCTCCGCTTATTAACCGGGCGCAACCAAACCCGGCGGCATACCGGGAAGGAGAAACAAAATGAGTACAGGAGCAGATTGCGTTTTTTACGAGAAAAATCTTGATGAATGGTTTTACAAAATCCAGCGATGGCCCTACGGCGAGAATCCAGCCTTTGACACCTTCGGGCCGTTCAAAACAATGAAGATTGCCGAAAATCATCTCGATCGCAATCACGCCAATCCCGGCGGGTGGTCTGTGCATACGCATCCGAAGCATGTTTGCGATTTCAAGCTAGTCGAGGACGATCGCTACGGACCGCGCAAGCAAATGATGGAGATTTGCCAAAAGTGTGACCTAGCAAAACGATAAACAATAACCAACCAAAACCCTGGCCGCAAACTCGCAGCAATGCCGAAGCTAAAAAACTAGCAATAGAATTCGCCAAACAGCAAATAGACAAATTATTATAGCCGGGCCGCAAAACCGGGAAGGAGAAAGAACATGGAACTATTCAGCGTAAAAGCGGCTTAACTTTGCCGGGCTTTCTCCAAGCCTAGTGAAGCCGTAGGGGTTGCGCCCTTCAAGGCCCGGTCGGTTAAGCCGGTCACTAAATTAAAGAATGGAGAATTGATAATGAAAAACGTGGTACGCATACCAAAAAACTTTCAGGTGCAACCATTAAGGGACGATGAACCGGCAAAGGCACGTTATACCTGCGGACATTGCGGCCTGTCGTGGGACGATGCCATAATTACCGGCATAACGCCTACTCCTTCCGGTAGATGCCCTTTCGAATATTTTCATAGATACCCAAAGAGGGGAGAATGATGGAAAATGGTGGGCCGAGTCCTTCACCGGGGCTCGGCTTTGCCTTTTACTTGCCGCTTACCTTTTGGCGAATTCTCTTTCTTATATCCGCCGGCACCCAGCCGAAGTGTTCACATACCGAAACAAAGTCCAACACGTAGTCGTCGCGGTCGCTCTTTATCCAGCGAGCTGCACTGTTACAGGCGCGTTGCGTCCTATTATCCTGTAGATGGCGGCTTGGCGGCTTGCTGACCAGGTTTATCGCGTTGACCAGTACAGCAATAAGGAGTCTATCGTAAGGGCTAAGGTTAGGCTTTGAATCGGGGTAAGTCTCGTTAATCCACTGGTGTTTCCAGTCACGGATACCGCCATAATCGCCTAAGGCGATCTCGATCGACATGGCATGAATCTGTTTGAACACTTCATGCGCCATAATCCTTTCTCTCTTAAAGTTTCGCGCAGGGGCATTATCTTAAAATCCTTTCGGTCGCCTACGTTTTGAGTTTTTACATTCCCGACACACACGCCGGCCTGCAACTCTAATCAAATTGACTCCGCTTAACTCGTGACCAATTGGGCAATGCGTTTTTCGACTGTTCGCGGCGGTGATCGTGTTACCCCTTAGCGTGTTGACCCTGCCGGTTACTGCTTCTAAATGCCGCGCATTGACGCATGGCCTATTCCTGCACAAGTGGTCAATCTGTAAGCCTTGTGGCAACGGCCCGTTAGCCGCTACCCATGCCCAAACATGGGCGCCGATCGGTTTACGATTAAACCAAAAATGCCCATACCCATTGCTACTAATTGCACCCATCCAGATAATGCAACCTGACATTGGTTCAGGCATACAAAACGCCTCGAACCGCGTAATAGCTAATTGCCTAACTATTCCACTCATCTTAAAATACTCTCGATCATTTCAATATCTTTAGGATACCAAACATAAGTTTCCACGCCGGGACATTCCCTAGCCCGAGCAATCCACTCCTTTTGATCCTCTGTTAGTTTTCCCTTCGCGCTTTTCAATTCAGCGAATATTGTTCTCGATTTCCCAATTAGCACCAAATCAAAAAACCCAATGTTTCCACTCATTGCCGTCACCCATCGCCCCCTCTTCGTCATGCCGGGGCGGAAGTGTGCCACGCGCCATTTAAATACCTGAGCCATGCGGATAACCTGCGCGGTGAAGGCTGACTCACTTATTTGATCGTATAGACTCACTTTACCCTCTCTATTTCGACGTCAACGTGTTTTTAGCCGGATGCGTTACCCCGGCTAATAAAACTGTGCGTCGCATGACATATTAACGCCGCAAACAGGCAAATAAGTGTCATTGGATTTAATCACCCCCTCTTAATTTCCTCTTGACAGTAGACCGATACCCTTGCTACTCTGGGAGTCGCTGTACAATTCGATGGCTGTTCGGTCAGTCCTCGGCTAATCAACCACCTGTAGCAAACTATGGGTGGTTTTTTAGTTTCTTGGACTCTATATCCTGACCACGTTTCAAGTAAACGATGCTCGGTCGTGCCGTCACTTTCATAGTTATGGGTTGACGGCTCATCGCGCTACGGCTACTTCTGAATTAAAACCGGGTGCCGCAACCGGCAACGTGATCGCGCGCCTTGCCCTCGGCGCTGAGTGAGGTGGGTTTCCCCAGACTTTAAGGAGTCCGCATCCATCCTACCTGCTTTCAGGATTTTTCGTTCGCGTCGTTTCGTTGCGCGTCATGTCTCGCCTTTAAAAAGTTCACAAACTCTTGCGCGAGCTGGCCGACTTCACACTTGTGCTTGTCCGATTCCTGCTCGCTTGCTCGGGCCTTGCCGAGCGGCATTCGCTTTACCAGATAAGCCCACCAGCTTGTCAAGTGATCCAGGTGCGGGTCTGCGAGCTTTAAGCAATGCGCTATCGCCTCATCCGGCCAACCTTGTTTCTGCATTGTCCATACAAACTGGCATAACCGCTGGTAACGCTTCGGATCTCTCCTATAGATCGGCTCCACTACGGCCTTTAACTGCGGACTTAACTTAGTACCCGGCTTTGATTGTTCCATTTTCCCCCGTTTTTACCGTCTTTATTTTTGCTTGGTACTTATCCCTGTCACTTGTTAAACGTCCTGTTATAAACCTCTATCACTTCCTCGCTCGTGGTGATTATTTCCTCAATCTTGTGGTCGCGCATTTTCTCGATCATCTTTCTGGCAACCAGTCCGCAGAAACTAGCGCAATCACGGTGCGCTATTTGCACCAATGCGTCAAACATTTGTCTTTCCTTCGGTGTCATCGATGCTATTTCCTCCTCCGTTGGTTAATGTTTTTCCGTAACTGCAAAACTCCTTAACCGCGCAGTAATTTAAACAGCGAACATCCTCGCCGGGCCGGTATTCTATTTCATACGTCGGCTTTACCTCGATTACGGAATTTCTCGCCACATACGCAGCCGCAGCGTTTTCATCGGTGAATAAACCGCCGGGAATAGCCCGCTTGCCGCCTTTCTTTTTTACCGCCCAAACATCCGGCTTGTGCCATCGTTCTTCCTCGGTGCAAAGCGGCAAATCATCGTCGGCTAGCTTCTCGGCCTGCTGGTGTGCGCGCACCCGTTGCCCTAGAAACGCTTCCTGCTCTTCGACTGACCAGAGAGGCACCTCGCGCACCACCACGCCCACCTGCGGATAATCCGGCTCTCGTGATGCCCTGAGCTTTGACCAGTCGCGGAGCACACTGATAATGCGGAGTAGTTCGATCTCAAATCTGTTATGCCTAGCAAGGGTCGCATAGATGTTTAACTGTGCCTCATCCTCGGGCTTTGCATCCTTAGCCGCCCATACCGAGCGGAATTTAAAATCTTCGATTGCGTACTTGTCGCGCTGATGAGCGTAACCGTTGTGCGTCCGCATCAAATCAACCTTCCCGGTGATCGTCCAACCGTGGAGCTGCGTTGATAACCTTTCCTCACTGAAAGTGTCAAACGGTGCGCCGCGCTCGATGATCTTGTGGCCGATACTGCCGGCCATGCGCCAGATAAGATCGCTTACGTCCTCGGTGATCTCTTTACTGTGCCGCTTGGTTAGTTGGCCGATGCGTGGCGGCTGAATCAGGCCGGTCGCCGATATATCGCCGGCCTTTTCATAGTCGTAGTCGTCAAAGACCAGCGCCTTTACCAATGCTTCGGGTAGGTTGTGCTTATTGGTGTATTGCATGGTTGCACCTCAGAACGGCGGAATATCGTCCTCTTCTTCTGGAACAAATATTTTCCCGTTGCTGTAGGCAATCATGACGGTGTTTAGGATTGCTGCGCGGGCTGCGGAGCGGTCACTTGTCATTTTACCCTCATCATTAACATCGTCTGGCTCTAACTTCATCGCCAGCTCATGCGCCGCTTCCGCCATCGCGCGGTAAGCATCCCAGGTGATTGCTCCGTTGTTATTGCCGTTGCTGTTCGCTGCCGTTGCTTCGTAGACTTTAGTGATCTTGGCGACGGAATACTTATTTCCTTTAGCCGAGGTTTTTTCTGTGACCTCTGCTTCGACGTTTTTCCCTACAAGGTTCGCCGGATCTTCATTAACAAAATAAGAATTATTGCCACATTTAATTTTCGCCGATGGTCCCCTGTCGGTTACTTTTAAGTCGCTAAACGAGTCAATGTGCAGTTGCATGTTTCCCCCTATGGTTACGGAATAAATTTTAGCGTTCTCATCTTTTC